TGGAGACCTGGCCGCCAAACGCGATACCAAAGTCGCCGGGAGCGTTGCCCAGGAGGAGCGGCTTGACCGCGACGCCGCACCTGCCCACCCCCCGCCCCGAGCGGGGGGGTTGGGCGCCAGGGGCGCGCGCCAAACGCCCCTTGTACGCTGAGGCTAGTGCTAGGGTGCGTTTGCCGCAAGCTCTTGAACATTTCCGCGCGCGCCCGCGTAATTGGCGCGGTTCCATTTTTCGAGATTCACGATTCACGATTCACGATTCACATTAAGGGGATTGATTGATGTGGTTGACACAAGAAGAGGAGCGGGCGGCCGTATAAGTCACGGAGAGCCCGCACAAGACGCGAAGAGGAGAGTATCGGCATTCTTGCCCATGAAGCCGCCGAGCGTGACGCATAACGCCCTTCTGGCGTACATCGTGGGCGGTGGTAAAGGAATGCACGCCGCCATCCGGAAGTCGGATGAACTGAAGACCGCGGAGGATCTGATTTGCGTGTGGCTGAAGTCGGTCACGAAGGTGTCGGAAAACTTCCAGCCACTCACCGGACCTTTGCGTTGCGTGGTGAAGTGGTGCTTTCCTGCGAGCCCTAAGCATCCCGATGGCACCCCCATGACGGAGAAGCCGGACATGTCGAACATGCTGAAGACGTTTGAAGACTGTCTGACCAGGTGTGGGATAATTGAAGACGACCGCTTTATCTGCAGCGAGAGTCTCGACAAAGGCTACGCTGACATCATGGGCATCTATTTCTCGGTCGAGGAATTATAGGAAAAGGCGAGGTAGTGGCATGACTGGGCTGGAATGGTGGGAGAGTGTTAGGCAGGCCGCGAAAGACATTGAAAGCGCTCGCAACAGGTTAAACGCCGTTAGAGAGCCTCTGAAGGCTTCTGGCGGCGCAGGAGCTAAGAATTCGACTTCTGACCCGACCGCACGCGTAAGCATAGCGGAAATAACCGCACAGGCGTTTCTAGAGGGTTTGTTAGACGAATTGGAGAGCGTCATTCTTGACGGTTACACCGCATGCAACACAATCGGCGAAGCACTAGGCCAAGATGCGGCTCTCGTGATGCAGCTGTACTTCGTCGAAGGTTACACGTGGGCGGAGACGGCCAAGAGGGCGCACGTTTCCATGCGCCAAGCGTTCAAGCTGCGCGAACGTTCTTTGGAGTTTACAAACACGGTGGGTATTGCTAAGCTGTGTATAAAGCAAGAAGAATATTCATAAATCGTGCATAATCTTGCAGTTATATTCATATTAAAACGTGCTATCTTGATACCGTAGGAATGTACGAAAGTTAACAAAGCGACTCGGGCGCTCTCAGAAATGAGGGCGCTTTTTTGTTAGCTCAATATTCATTTTTATGCATAAGTGGAGAGGTTTATACAAATGGGCGTATCGTCATCAAGCAAAGAAAAACTCGAAGACTATGAAGCATTCGTTGAGAAGTTCAAGCCAAAGCTGACCACCGACGATTGCTTTACCCCCCCCGCGGTGTATGACGCTGTGCTTGAGTGGGTGCGCGATAAGTATGATCTAGGCGATGCGCAAATTGTCAGACCGTTCCGTCCAGGCGGAGACTACCAGAGCGAGGAATATCCAGAGGGTTGCGTTGTTGTAGACAACCCGCCTTTCTCCATCCTGGCATCCATTCGCCGATGGTACACAGAGCGCGGCATCAAGTATTTTCTGTTTGCGCCGTCGCTCACCATTTTCATGTGCGACATGATTGATTGCGCGGTGTGTACGTTTGCAAACATTGAATACGCTAACGGCGCCAAGGTGCGCACCTCATTCGTTACGAACCTCGACACGGTCAACGCAGCAATCACCACGCCGGAGCTGAAGGACATAATCGAGGAAGCGTGTAAGCAAGAAAACAAACAGCAACCGAAGCTCAACTATCCGAAGTGCGTCCTTATGGCCACGCGCTTGGGGAGGCTATCCAGCAAAGGCGAAACGATAGAGATTCCCAAAACTGATACGTATTTCATTCGACAGCTTGAAAGTCAGAAGCCACTGAGAAAAGCGATGTATGGTGCTGGCTTTCTTTTGTCGAGCGATATGACGCGCAGGTTGGCACGAGCAGAGGCACGAGCAGAGGCACGAGTGGAAGAGTATGCATTCGACCTCTCCGAGTGTGAGTTGGCGATTATTAGGGAGCTAGATGGCAAGACTAAACAATCCGAACGCGGCGAAGAACTTAACGCCTAACAGTGCGCGAACCAAGGCTGAGCTGAGCGAGATAGGAAAGAAGGGCGCCGCAAAGTCTAACGCGGTGCAGAAGCGCAGACGCGAGATTCGCGAGACCCTTCTAGATCTTCTCGCCATGCCGATGAAACCGGGCAAGCTGTCTCAGGCGTCCACCATCGCAGGGCTCACGGGTAAGAACGTGACCGCCAGCGAAGCCATGGCGCTTGCCATGCTCGCCCAGGCACTCGAAGGAGACGTTCGCGCGGCTGAGTTCGTTCGCGATTCTTCTGGACAAAAGCCTGTGCAGCAAATGGAAGTGTCCGCCAACGCTAAGGAAGCCAGCGCCGCGTTTAAGAGTTTGCTCGACGAGGTAGAGAGCGATGGAGACAAATAGAGCACTCGCGACGCTTATAGCCAAGCATCCGGTTCGCCTGGCGCATGAGCTAGGTTACGACCTTCTGCGCGAAGGACTCCACGACAAATGGATCCATGAGATGGTCTTTGGCCACGGCGACATGACGCTTCAGTCTCATCGTGGTTCATACAAGACGACCTGCGTCGAGGTGGCTCTGTGGTTGATATTGCTCACGCGTCCGGACTTGACGGTGGGATTTCAGCGCAAAGGCGAGAATGACGTCGCGGAAGTACTCGCGGCGGTCAAGCGTATGGTCGAACATCCGCTCACCCAGGAGATTGCGCAGAGCATCTACAGCCAGCCACTGAAACTGACCACGGCAAGCTCTACGGCAATCTCGACGAGCCTGGCGTGCAACGTCTCCGGGTCCCCTCAACTGACGGGCATTGGCATTGGCGGCTCGCTTACCGGTAAGCACTGGGACATCATCTTTACGGACGACATCGTTACACTGCGTGACCGCGTGAGCCGTGCTGAGCGTGAGCGCACAAAGCAGATTTACCGCGAGCTGCAGAACGTCAAGAACCGCGGCGGACGCATCATCAACACGGGAACCCCATGGCATAAAGACGACGCGTTCACCATTATGCCGCCCGCTGAGAAGTGGCCATGGGACACCACAGGGCTCGTGAGTGTGGACGCAGCCACGCAACTGAAGGCGTCAATGACGCACTCACTTTTTGCGGCTAACTACGAACTGCGTCACGTGGCAGAGGAGGGCGTGGTCTTCGAGGGCGACTGTAAGACCTTCAAAGACGAGAGCCTTCTTTACGACGGTATCATGCATGTGGATGCGGCCTATGGTGGTTCAGACGGTACGGCCATCACGTGTATCAAGTGGGTGGATGATGAAGCATACGTCCACGGCGAGCTGTACCGCGAGACGCACGTTGACAGGTGCATGGCGCGCATCTTAGAGCTACACCGCGAACTGAGACTTGGCACAGTCTACATGGAGAAGAACGCGGACAAAGGCTACGTGGCCGACAAGCTCGACGGGTACGGCCTGCCCGTTCACACGTATTCAGAGACTGCAAACAAGTTCATCAAGATTGCGACGTATGGCCGAGGTACATGGTCCAAGCTGTCCAGGCTTGAGAGTGTCCACGAAGCCAGCGTCGATTATTGGAACGAAGTCATGGACTTCACCGAGGGAGCAGAGCACGATGATGCGCCTGATTCTCTCTCATGCGCTATTCGCTTGCACGATAACGCGCCGACCATTCGACTATTTAGAGGAGGCATTTAGTGAGTGCTGACGTTAAAGGAGCAAACGCTTCCACGTTTGAGCCAAGGGGTGGCTACCGTCTACCAAAGGACACACAGATGACCGCAGAGCTTCTTGGCAAGCTTTTGGTGGACTATCGCTCGAAGCAGGTTAACCGCTTGGCCAGTCTTCGCAAAGCATACGAAGGCGACCACGATATTCTGCACCAGAAAGCAAAGGCAGAATACAAGCCAGACAATAGACTCGTGGCCAACTTTGCCAAACAGATCGTTGACTCCATGGTCGGCTACTTCCTGGGCGTTCCTATTCGTACTACCGCTGACGATGAAGCGTTCGCGGAGTATTTGGACGTATGGAGCGCGGTCAACGACTCCGATGACTTAGACGCTGAGCTTTCCAAGCTGGCGGACATTTATGGCGCAGGCTACGAGCTGATGTGGCGCGACGAGGAAGCCTTCGCGCGTTCTTGCTCCGTGACACCGATGAATTGCTTCGTTGTCCGCGATGACACGGTAGAAAATGACATCATCTACGCGGTGCGCTTCTGGTTGGACGATAACCTTTTCGACAACGCGCGAGACACACTGCGCGGAACACTCTACGACCCTATGTTTGAGACGCCGTTCGTGATGGACGGCTCGAAGGTCATCTTCGGTGAGCCTGTCATCCACGGCTTTGACGATGTACCTGTGGTTGAGTATGTGGACAATGAGGAGCGCCTGGGACTCTTTGAGGGCGTCATGTCACTCATTAACGCGTACAACAAGGCCATCTCCGAGAAGGCCAACGATGTCGAGTACTACGCTGACGCATATCTGAAGATTCTCGGTGCACGCCTGGACGACCAGACACTGCAGGACTTGAGAGATTCGCGCATCATCAACCTGGACTCGAGAGACGCAGCAAACGTCACCGTTGAGTTTCTGTCTAAGCCTGACGCGGACGGAACACAGGAAAACTTCATTGATCGCGTGGAACGTCTTATCTTCGTTCTGTCGATGGTGTCAGACCTCTCGAGCGAGAAGTTCGATACCAGCTCCGGCATTGCTATCAAGTACCGCCTGCAGGCTATGAGCGATATCGCCGTAGTAAAGCAGAGGAAGTTCCGACGTTCACTCTCTAGGCGCTGGAAGCTGCTCTGTAACTATGCAGGAAACACGCGTCTGGATGCCAAAGCATGGACGACCGTCCGCGCTACCTTCACACGAAACCTACCATCGAACTTGCTCGAAGAGTCTCAGATTGCTGGCAACCTCTCCGGTATTACATCCGAGGAGACGCAGCTCTCCGTTCTATCGTGTGTTGATTCGCCACAGGCTGAAATGCAGCGCATGGCCGACGAGCGAGCCGAGCAGGCCGCGCAGATGGTCCCAGACCGTACGAACGAAAACAATAACTAAGGAGCAACATGGACTCGTATTGGCACAGCCGCCAAACACTCGCTGACGCAGCGATGGAGAAAGACGAACGCGCTCTGTCGATACGCGTCCATAACGCCTACGAGAGCGAGCTTCGCCGCTTGAACCGCGAGATTGCGGAGTACTATCAGCGCTACGGCGAGAATGGTGTCCTGGAGTATCGCCGTCTCATGGAGACGATGGACCCTAAAGACCGCGAGCTTCTTATTCGCGACTGTGACGAGTTTCTGCGCCAGCATCCGGATATGCAGTCCATTGTGGATGTGCGTAAATCAATCTACCAACTGAACAGACTCGAAGGCTTACAGGCGTCCGCACGCTTGCACCTCTACCAAGCAACGGGCGATGTGGTTCAGCGCATTGACAACCACATCATGCGCCAGTCCTTGCGCGGTGCAAACACAGCGGCTGAAGCGATGGGATTTGGTCGAGCGTTCTACAGCATGGACTCTGACGCGGTTCGTCGATTCGTTGATACGGTGTGGACGGGTAACACGTCATACTCTCAGCGCATCTGGGACAACACGGAAACCCTCGCGTCTTACGTGGCGCAGGACATGTCGAAGGCACTCGCGCGCGGTGATTCGTACCAGCGAATTGCGAAGGCTCTTGAGAAGCGTTTTGTGGACGTTCCGCAGTCATCGCTTATGCGCCTGGTTTACACCGAGGGAACTTACGTCTCACGAATGGCGCAGGTTGAGGAGCTGAAACGTGAAGGCTTCGACTCTTACACCATCGAGGTGGTGCATGACGAGCGCGCTTGTGAAGAGTGCGAAGGCGTGAATGGATCTACGTTTAGGTTCGAGGATATGCAAGTGGGCGTAAACTTCCCACCACTCCACCCATATTGCAGGTGCCAGATTGCGCCAGCTGTGGACGATTGGGACGCCTGGCAACAGAAGCAGGAGGAACTGGCGAGACAGAAAGCTACAGAAGATGCTCGCGAGAATTGGGAAGGCGTTGGAGCGAAGAAAGCAAGCAAGCGTAAGATTGACGAGCTCTCAGGTAACCCACTTAATCCAAAGCCAGGTGAAGGAAGTGTTACTTATGAAAAGCCTAGAGATAACCTCGAACCGCATGAAGTAAAAACTGTTGATGATTTGGTGCGGTTTGGCTATAAAGTTGTTGTTTCTGGAGAAGATCCAGATGCCCCGGCGAATATAGATCTTGAGCTTGGTCCAAAAAGACAAAAGTGGGAGATGAAGAATGTCGGAGATGGAAAGCATGCCGTTGAAGACAGAATGCGCGACGGATATCACAAATGGAAAAAACTCGGAATAAATCCGTCAGAGTCTCGCATGGTGATTACATCATATAATGCAACGAAAGACGAGCAGGATATTATTGACGATATCAAGTTTCGTATGAAGAAATATGCAGTTGAAGTCATATATATCTATCGCGATGGAAGTAAGTCGATATTCTTGTCGAGATAAAGAATGCGAGGCCGTGTCCTTCCAATTGGCTGGATGGGCGTACCTCGCTTTATCTGTAATATACCCTATTTTTTAGATATCAGTCAATAAGGTTTTTTAATTTTAGGAGGTGAGAATATGGCGCGAGTAGTTATCTACATGGCCGAGTGGTGCAGTCTTTGTCGCGGGACTATCAAGAGGGTAGTGCCGGCTTTATCTGAAGAAGATATTGAATACGAGATTATCGACGTGGACTGCTCACCGAGGTCCAAGGACGCGAAGAGCATCACTCACCTTCCGACGGTGTGTGTTGTGGACGCAGGGGAGCGCGAGCTTATGCGTTGCCGTGGATGTCCCACAAACGAGGTACTAGAGAAAATTATTGAACTGTGTATTGAAAGCGACTAGACGGTCGCTTTTTAATGCATCGACCAAGCTTTGATGTCGCTAAAAGCTAAGGAGAAAAGGCACGCCGACGCGCCTGGGAGCGCCGGGGATTAGGAGAAAAACAATGGGTGCAGAAACTAACGCAGCAACAACCACGGAGACCACAGAGGGGACTAAGCAAGCTCAAGCTCCTGTAGTGGATGGCGAGGGCGCTAACAAGGACGTGACCACCACCACACAGACAGAGCCAAAGCAGGACAACAAGCAGCAGCCAAAGTACACGGACGCTGATGTTGACGAGATTGTCTCCAAGCGTCTCGCGAAGTGGGAAAAGCAGCAAGCCGCAAAGGTTGAGGAAGCTGCAAAGCTGGCCGAGATGAACGCTCAGCAAAAAGCAGAGTACGAACGTGACAAGGTCCAGAAGGAGCTTGACGAGTACAAGCGTCGAGACACCGTAAACGCGATGGTGGCTGAGTCTCGTCGTCAACTCTCTGAGCAAGGTATCGCGGTCAGTGATGACATTCTCGCGCGTTTAGTGGGTGAGACTGCAGAGGAAACAAAGGCGTCCGTTGACGCTTTCTCAACGGCTTTCACGGCGGCCGTAGAAGATGCCGTGAAGAAACAGCTCGCGGGCAAAGCTCCTGCGGCGGGTGTGGCCACTAAGACAATGACCAAAGAAGAGATCTTGGCCATCAAGGACCCAATCACTCGCCAGGCAGCTATCCGTGACAACATCGGATTATTTGTTTAACACTAAGAAAGGTGGCTTATTATGCCAGCAGAAACAGGACTTACCGTAAAGACCGACATCGCTCCTGAGATTTCTATTGATTACGTCAACCGATTCTCCCAGGGCATCCAGGAGCTTCAGAAGGCTCTCGGTATTACCAACCTTATCCCAGTACCACAGGGCGGCACCATCAAGACCTACAAGTTCGTGAAGGACGTTAAGAATGGCGTAGTTGCTGAGGGTGACACCATTCCAGCGTCTAACATCAAGCGTCAGCTTGACCAGACCATCGAGCTTCCTCTTAAAAAGTATCGCCGTGTAACCTCTGCCGAAGCTATCCAGCTTCGCGGACGCGATCGTGCAATCAATGAAGCTGACGCTCAGCTTATTGGCACCATTCAGAGCGGCATCAGAAACGACCTGATTGCAAGCGTCTCCACCACTACAGCTGCAGCTAAGCAGGGCAAGACCCTTCAGGCAGCTATGGCTAACCTCTGGGCAACCCTTACCACTAAGTTCGAGGGTTATGACGGATTCGATACTGACGCAGCCAACCCATTCGTCTTCTTCGTCAATCCTCTTGATGTGGCTGACTACCTCGGCACTGCAACCGTAACCACCCAGAACGCTGCAGGCATCACCTACCTCAAGGACTTCCTTGGCCTGGGTACCGCAATCACCTCTTCCGCAGTTAGGGCAGGTACTCTCTTTGGTACTGCAGCTATGAACCTCAACCTGGCATATATCCCAGCAAATGGTTCTGACCTTGCTTCCACCTTCGGCCTGACCTCCGACGCTACTGGTTTCGTTGGTATCACCCACAGCACCGACACCAAGACCGCAACTTGCGACACCTTGGTTATGTCTGGCGTCAAGATCTTCCCAGAGATTACCGACGGTGTTGTCAAGGCTGAGATTAAGGCAACCGTCTAATCCACGAGTAAGGAGGTGAGCGTATGAGCGTATTAGATCGTGTCAAGACACGACTCGAAGCGGTTGAGGATAAGCCGAGCGATAAGTGGCTGGAAGAGGTCACGCATACGCTCACGGACCGCATCTGTTTGCGCATTGGTGTATCCACGCTACCCACCACAGCTGAATCCCTTGTGGTCGATGCGACCATCAAGGCGGTGAATCGCCGATTCGATGAAGGTGTCACACAGGAGGCGGAGGGACAGGGCGGAACCTTGTCCCTTCAGTTTGTGGACGATTTGCTCGCCGAATACGCAGCGGAGCTTTCCGCATTGGCTGAGATTGCTAGGGCGGACAATACCGCCGCCCTGCAGTTCCCAAAGGTGAGGTTCGTATGAAGTGGCGGATGTGCGAGCTGATTGAGCTCGCGGACACCGACGCGCGCGACAAACTAGGCAATCGCGTGCTCTCGCGCCGGGTGCTTACAACCACCCGGGCGAGGGTATGCCCTGCGTCACTTGTAGAGACGGCAAACGAAGGCAACGACTACGCGGCGTGTGACTTGACGCTTATCACGACAGTACCCGCCGAGCTTGCCCTTCGCGCGTCTCTTATTCGCTTTCCCGTGATTGACGCTGGCGACGTCTATGAGGTCATCCATGTGAGTGACTTCGGACGCCGTCGCGTTCTGTCACTGAAGAAGCTAAAGGGTGATGCGTATGCCTAGTGTTCGCCTGGAGTTTGATGACGGCGGACTTGGCGACGCACTGAAAGAGCTTGCAAACATCAAGCCTGAAATTGTTATGAAGCGCACCGTGAATGAGATAGCCGAAGACCTACGCGCAACCACACCGAGAGACACGGGCGAGTTGATTGGATCCATTCGCCAAAGCGTCAAAGGTGGCGAAGGAGAGATTGGCTACACAGGCGAATACGCTCCGCATGTTGAGTATGGCCACCGACAAAACGTTGGCCAGTACGTTCCGAAGCTTGGCAAGCGCCTAAAGGCGCCATTCGTGGAAGGCCAGCACTTCTTTGCTACGGAAATCAAGGCGGCGCGCGCTGTTCTGAAGAAGCGGTGCGGTGAGTATCTAAGGAGTAAAGGCTTATGAGGCAAGCACTAAAGCGACTCCCGCTTGACGACTTTGTCGCGGCGGTTGTGGCACGTGTCAAAGAAGGCACGGGCGTTAAATGTGTGACCGACGCGAATAAAGAACCCTCTCCTCTTTATTCCGTCGGCGCACTCTCAGCTCGCCCGGACAAAACAAAAACAATGTGGCTGGACGTCTACACCATCGAGCTTCACGCAATCTCTAAGCCGTCTAAGACGCGCGAGGAAATATTCAAGATGGTGACGGCTCTAGAAGAAGCCATGAGCCAGCCGATTAGTTTGGCTTGTCCGTTCCAGGTCATCCGTCAGACGGATAACGGTCTAAACACAATCAAGCGAGACGAGACAGGAGAATGGCACGCGGTTGTGCCGTTTGAAGTAGTCGTTTCCTATGGTCTGATTATTAAGTAGAAAGGGGCATTACTATGCCAGATTCAACTGCATTCGATAGTGGTGCATATTGTGACGTCTCCGCCGGTGGCGTGAACGCTGTAAACGGCGCAGAGGTCCTGCTCGGCGTATTCAGTGCGGACGGTTCTAAGCTTCTCGCAATCGCTGGCGAGAAGTCTCACAAGGTATCGCTTTCCGCTGATACTACAAGCGTCTCCACGAAGTCTTCTCGCGGCGCTTGGAAGGTTAACCGCGCATCTACCCGTTCCTTCGAGGTTTCCGTCGATACGGTGGCCGTCAAGGACGCTGAGAGCGATAAGCTGTTCCGCCAGGCACTTGCCGACGGCACCATTCTGTGCGTCAAGGAGTTCTTGGACAACACAGACTTCACGCCAATCGGCGGCGGCGCTGTCATCGTTACCAAGTACGAGGCAGACTCGCCAACCGATGACGTTCGCACCGCGTCTGTGTCTCTCACAGGCACAGGCAAGTGGACGTGGTTTGACATTGACGCAGCCGCCAAGGCTAAGGCAATCACCAAGCCAACAGGACGATAAGCGTCCACAAACACAACTCACGGGGTAGCTTCGGCTGCCCCTTTTTTATTAGTTAAGGAGTAAGAAATGGCAGATTTTACCTTCGAGGTAGACGGTACTACATACGAGCTTCTCTACGCGGAGAAGCGTGTTGAGATGGCCGAGAGTGCAATTGGTAACAAGAGCATTATTTCCGTGTTCACCGCTCAGCCAACCCTGCGCGAGACTAAGACTATCTTCGCGTATGGCATCCGCGAGAGTGGTCAGAGTGCATGGGTAAATCCAACACAGGCCATCGAGCTTGCTGGAAAGTACCTTCAGGAGCATGGTTATGCTCAGATGATTGAAGCCGTAAGCGACTCACTCATGAAGGACTGCGGTTTTTTATTCCGATAGATCTGGTGAGCCCGCGCTGGGTCAGACCGTCCACACACAAACAACAACAAGCCAACCAACTACAAGAAGCGCCGCAGAAGCCACTGACAGGCTACGAGCGTGATGCAATGTGGGCGTGGGCGGCTGTTCGCTTTGGGTGGACGCCGGACGAGTTTGACAGGCTCACAGCGGCTCAGATTGCCCTTCTTCAAGTGGCTGAACATGACCGTGTTGCATCTGACCAAATGCTTCTCAATGAAGCAATCGCTAACGCGCTCGCTAACGGTTACAAGAAGAAGAGCGAAGAGCCTGAACTTCTGTGGGTCGAAGCAAACACCCCTGACAGAAAGACCATGAGCGCAAAAGAAGCGCGCGACAAAATGGCCGCGCTCGAGAAGGCTCTATCGAATCAACAGAAATAAACATGAGAGGAGGTATATATGGCAAGTGACTATACACTCTCCGCGAAGTTCACCGTCAACGCCGACGGTTTCATTGATGGCGTAAACAAGGCACAGTCTTCACTCAGTCAGATCCAGAACAAAGCGCAGGAAGTATCGCGCTCTATGGACCACAGCATGGGCGACGCGTCTGGCAGCGTGCAGTCATCGTTTGCCGAGCTTAGGTCGCGGGCTCAGAACATCTTCAGTGGTATCGCGACAAGCGCGAGAAACGGACTGAGCAACGCATGGAACGCCGTGCGTACCAACACCCAGCAAATCACGAGCTCACTAATTGGCGTAGGCCAGGCGGGAATTGCCGCGGTTGCTGGTATGGCCATCCAGGGCGGCATCGACCGCGCGCTGAATATCGACAACGCACGAAAGAAGCTCGCTGGCTTTGGCCATGACGCCCAGGACATCGAATCCATTATGGACTCGGCCACGCAATCAGTACGTGGCACGGCGTTTGGTTTGGGTGATGCAGCGACAGCCGCAGCAACGCTTTCTGCAGCCGGTATTAAATCCGGCGAGGATATGACCAACACGCTGAAGTCCGTCGCAAACGTTGCGGCGGCATCTGGTCGAGCGTTCAACGATATCGGCGTCATCTTTTCATCTGTCGCATCGCGCGGCAAGCTCATGGGCGACGACATGCTGCAGCTTTCAAGCTCTGGCGTGCCGGTACTTCAGCTTCTTGGTGAATACCTTGGCAAGACGTCCAAGGAAGTCTCTGACATGGTCTCCAAGGGTCAGATTGACTTCCATACATTCTCAGAAGCCATGCGCATCGGTTTAGGCGAAGCGGCTCTGTCATCTGGTAACACACTGGCTGGCTCATTCGCCAATGTTCGCGCCGCTTTGTCGCGTTTAACCGCTCCAATCTTCACACAAGCCATTCAAGTGTTGGTTGATGCGTTCAAGCAAGCCGCACCGGCTATTGATGCCATGGGCAAGCAACTCGGCAATATTCCGACGTTCGTGGCTCCTATCGCCGCGGCTTTCTCGGCCATGGCTCTCAGTGGCCTTGCTCCGGTTATTGCCAATATCCCGGTGCTTGGCGGTATGCTTGGCCCTTTGTCTGGCTTGCTTAGCGCGCTAGGTGGCCCCGTTGGAATCGCTATCGCTGCGTTTGCGGGACTGGCCGCGGTGTCTCCACCACTACAAGAGGCGCTCGGCAATCTTATGGGCGCACTTGGTGAGCTTGGTAACGCGCTAGGGCCAATCTTCGGTGCTGCAATAGACGCCATCGTTCCAGTGCTCAACTCAATCGTTGAGGTACTCGGCGGGGCGTTTGCGGTCGTTGTTAACGGCGCAGCGGATTTAATCAAGCAACTCGCGGACGCAATCACCAACCTATCCACTGGCGGAGGATTTGACGCGTGGCTTCAGTCCATGCAGCCGGTGGCCGACTTCGTCATGAGTATCCTGCAGCCTGCACTTGACGGACTAAGCACGGGCGCGGGTCTTATCGTTGAAGCGTTCAGCGGATTCGGTGAAGCTGTTGGCGGAGCGTTTGAAACTCTATCGCCATACATTGAAACAGCAAGGGACGCCATTTCTCAGTTCGCTGCAGCGGCTCAGCCACTTGTTGACACAGTCCTGCAGAACTTGGGCGTGGCGTTTACTACAGTGGCCACAATCGTGTCCGTGGTATTTGGTGCGGCATTTGAGGTTGTCGGCGGTATTGTCATGGCGGTAATGGGAACAATCTCCGGCATCATTCAGACCACGGTCGGCGTGATTCAGACGGTTATCGGCGTGTTTGTTGGCATCTTCACAGGCAACTGGCAGATGGCTGCCAATGGCGCCCAGACAGTGTTCCAAGGCATGAGTACAACCGTCACGAGCATCGTGAACGGTCTCTCGTCTGCTCTGTCCGGCATTATTAACGGTATCTCCGGAACGTTCCAGGCAGTGTTTAACGGTATCTCGAGCACGGTGGGCAACGTCTTCCACGGTATCTCGAGCACGATTGGCAACGTCATGGGCGACGCCAAGAACACGGTATCGGGGGCGCTGGACGCAATCGGCGGATTCTTCCGTGGACTTCATCTTGAGTTCCCAAAGATTAAGCTTCCACACTTCAGTATCTCCGGCACATTCTCGCTCGCGCCACCATCAGTCCCAAGCCTGGGCCTTGAATGGTACGCCGACGGCGGTGTTCTGATGAATCCGACCATGTTCGGCATGAACGGAAACAAGGCCATGATTGGCGGAGAAGCAGGACCTGAAGCGGTCGCACCAATTAGCACGCTCACAGGCTACATCAGCGACGCGGTGAACAACTCTAAGAGTGACGACGAGCTGATTAGCGAGATTGCTGGACTGCGTGAAGATGTGCGCAATATGCGCGTTGTGATGGATGGCCAGACGGTCGGTTCGATTGTCTCGCCCTACGTTGACTCGAACCTTGGCGAATATAAGGTGGTGGCAAACAGATGACGGAACTAACAGACACGTATGAAGTTGTAGTTGATGGAGTGCCGCTTTGCGCCACCTATCGCCTGGTAGTTACGAACTACACCGACAAGCCACCAACCACTAGAACGTCTACGGTGTCTATTCCTGGACGCGATGGCGTGCTGGACTTGTCTGAGTGGCTGACAGGCGCTCCAGTGTTCGACAAGCGGACAATCACCATCACACTTTCACCGCTTGATACACATGACTGGGCAAGCGTTGAGACGACGCTGACCGCCCTGCGTAACCTGCTTCACGGTAGGCGCTTAGAGTTCACGTTGTCCTGGGACGAGGGTTACACCTACACAGGACGCTTCGAGGTTACCTCCCAGACGCTCTACGACGAGACGGCGGCCATCAAGCTAACGATCACTGCAGATCCATACAAGTCGCGCGGTGTCATGCACTACGAGCTTGACGGTGAGCTTGGCAAGACATACACCATCGACGGCCCCGCTCATGCGGTAGTTCCGACCATCACATGCCAGACGCGCGCCCTAGTTAATATCAACGGGCGAACCGTTGACCTTCAGCCGGGTGTGTGGATAAACCGCGACCTGGAGCTGCACAACGGAAAGAACCGCGTAACCGTGAACACTACGCCGGACTACGGAACGGCCATCTGGCGCGATTATGCGGGACTTACGTGGGGGCAACTCGACGGCACAAGCCTGGCATACATTGGCCGCGCTGGAAAGAACAGGCTCAAGGGTCTGACATGGTCCAGTCTTGCTGGTAAGAAGTGGCAGGACATGCGCGGAACGTGGCGCGGGCATGCGTACGTCGATGACGCGGAGACGCACAACAACACAACAGTTACGCTCGACTTCGAGTGGAAGGACATTTAATGAGCACAAAGACACCAAGGCTGGGTCTCACTAAGCCTGACGTCACGGACGAGACTGTTCAGACTATTAAGGACCTCGCCAAGAATTTCGACCTCCTGGACGCTATGTATCCAGTGGGAATTATTATTCAGCTAACTAAACCAACAGATCCCTCTACGTTTCTGGGTGGCACATGGCAGCAATTAAATGGTGTATTCCTGTTAGGACAGTCGCAGAAGTTCCCCGCAGGTTCTACGGGTGGCGAGGATACTCATACATTGACTGTTAACGAGATGCCAAACCACAGCCATGACACCTCGATGCTTTATGGCCATACTTGGGGCAGTGGTAACCAATGGACGGCATACTCCAGTGGCGATGTAACAAACTACCGCTTTAAGGTTGACCCAGTCGGCGGCGGGCAACCACATAACAACATGCCACCATATCGTTCCGTTTATATGTGGGAGAGGGTGGCATAAATGTATGTGCTGACTTATGCGGGAAACGTCATTCATGATCCGCGTGAGGAAGGCGTGCAAATCTCAACCGGTAAGCTTGTAGAAGAGTCGGGGCAGTCTCCGACTCTTTCTTTTACCGTGCAGCCAACACACCCACTCTGGCGCGCATTCAACCGTGAATCGGTCATGAACACCGAACGCGAAATTGAACTCACGGAGCACGAAACACAGAAGATTCTCTTCCGTGGTCGTATTCGCAAAGTGTCGATGTCCATGAACGGATCTATTGATGTCACTTGTGAGGGAGCGATGGCGTACCTCAATGACACCACGGTTCGTCCATATAAGACATACGACACCGACGAGATTGACTGCGAGATTAACGCGCCCGCTAAGGCTGGCGAGTTGTTCGAGTGGTTCATTGAGCAGCACAATTCGCGCGTGTCTAACCGATGCGAGAAGTTCAAGGTAGGCATTAACGCTGGCGTTAACTTCGGCGCGCTTCAGCGTGGTACCGGCACACGTCCGACCACTCTGAAGGAGATGCGCGAGAAGCTCACAAAGCTCTGCGGCGGTTATTTCCGTGTTCGCTATGTGGGCGAGGATAACTACCTCGATTGGCTGAACGCGGACGGCTCAAGCGAAGCTGCGCAGTCTGTAGAGCTTGGCCAGAACCTTCTTGATCTAAACACCGGCGCGGACGGTAAGGACATCTACACGGCCATCGTGCCCGTAGGAAAGACCGGCGAGGGTGAAGACGAGAAGGACGTAACCATCGACGATGAACACGCCTACGTTGGCGGTGGTTATGACATTGTTGGCGACGCGGTTGTTGATACTGCAATGGCTGAGCGTTATGGCGTCATTGAAAAGTTGATGGAGTATGACCATCTAAGCCAGCCACAGGCACTCGCAGACAAAGCAGTAGCCGACCTTGCCGCGGGCAAGCTCTCTGATTCCATCACCGTAAGTGCTACGGACTTACACTACGCAGACGCGGCTGTTCAGCAGATTGATTACTTGCAGCGCGTCCAGGTCACAAGCGAGCCGCATGGCATCGACCGCATGATGCTCTGTGTTGGTCGAACGATTAACCTTGTTGACCCAAAGGCCACGCGATACAGCTTCGGCGCAATCGAAGGAACGCTGACCAAGAGTGGCACAACGTCCCAGGAACGCACACAGGAAGCCACGGAGAAGCGTCTGACCGCCCTCGCATCGACCACGCGCAAAACGGTAGAAGACACTCACAAGACGACCGTAGCAGTTGCAGCAGTCGAGGAGAAGGCGGCGGCAGTTGAGAAGAAGGCTGACGCAGCAACAGAGAAGATTGCTGACGTAGCAACCACAGCAACAGCAGCAGCGGAGAAGGTTGATACTGTCGCGGCTAAAGCGGAGAAGGCAGCGGAGGAAGTGAGCCATGTAGCCACAGACGCAAAGAACGCAACAACAGCAGCAAAGGAGGCAAAGACTATGGCAACAGAAGCAAACAACAAGGCAAAAGAGGTAAAGGCTGCGGTTGATGACATGAGGAACGTATTTACTCACGACGAACAGGGCGCTCACGTTGGAGACAAAAGGGCGGGGCATGTTACTGTAACCAGTGACGGAATGAGTATTTTTGACGGTGAGAGCCAAATTGCGAGTTTTGAGAGCAACATAATCAGCCTAGGGGGTAGCGCTCTTAATATTGTCGCGGGCTATCAAGATAACAGGGGTAGCAGGGCAACGTCTCTAATGACTGATAATATCTTGTTTAAGACTACGGGGTTTGTCGCAAGCGAGTCTCAGTTTGTAGGAGCAAAAGTAACAAGTTCAGATAAGATGCACTTTACAGATATTGGACTGAGCGATACTAGCGTAAGCGTATCTACTGATAACAATGCAGCAACGGGTGACATCAAGTATACAGACCTCATCAAGCTGATGAAGTTCACACCCTGGACCACCCTGCAAGATGACGGCGCTTGCCGTGTTCGCTACTGCGTTCGCGGCGGCATGATGTATCTCGATTGTTATCTTGCAGCGGGATATTCGAGTCGTATCACAACGGCAGAAATGCCTAAGAAACTATTACCAGCCACTAATGGTTATTACCCTCTAGGCACACAGGACGGCAACAACACCGCTAAGGTCTGGGTTGGTTCAGCGAACAGTAACGACGGTCATATTTACCTCTATAACTACAGCAGTGGTTACGCTACAGGAATTATCCCGCTGCTACCTCAGAGTATGGAATAGGAGGTGACGATATGAACCCACTAACCTTCGAGCAGATTATTGCGACTGTCTCATTTTTGGGCATGATGGTCTCTCTCATCAATGGCGCTCGAGCGATGACCAGAGCCAGCAATGAAGACACCATGCGACTGGTGCGCATTGAAGAAGGCGTGAAGCAGCTCAAGGGAGACGCAGAAGATAGCCAGAAAGCGTTTGCGGCTTACATGGCACGCACGGATGAGGTTATTTCAACGCTTAAAGAGAACATTGCCCATCACGATACCCGCTTGGCTGTGGTTGAGGATGTGACCCGTACACAGGCGGGACGGCTAGAGCGCCTCGAACAGGCGAGTACACACTAATTCTTATCTAAGGAGATTCACATGATTAACTGGAAAGTACGTCTTAATAACCCTGCTTGGTGGCTGGGAATGGCTGGAATTGTCATGAGCCCAATCTTGGCTTACCTCGGACTAGCATACTCTGACCTCACCACTTGGGGCAGCCTTGCTGATGTGTTTGTTAAGTTCATTAGCAACCCTTACTTGATTGGCACCGTTGTTGTGGCGGTCTTGGGTGCTATCGGTGTAACCGTTGACCCAACAACTAAGGGACTAAGCGATTCTGCACGTGCAATGACATACAACAAACCAAGCGTAAGCCCTTTAGACGGGGGAGAGCACTAATGGCAGATTTTTCTGGCGAGATTACCGCCGACGCGTATATTCCAACGTCAGCATATTCAGCCGGGCGAGACGGTCATTCCGTGCAGTATATCGTGGTACACCACGAAGCTGCCACGGGTTTAGATGGTGCAGCCATCACAGCAATGTGGGACAGGATGCAGGCACAGTCCGCGCATTATTCTGTGGATGGCGCAGGCACTATCACCCAGCACGTACTGGAGAGCAATACCGCATGGGCGTGTGGTCGTTGGGTTGCTAACTGTGACAGTATCAGCATTGAGCATGCGAACAACTCCACATCGCCCTGGACTGTCTCTGAAGCTACCCTAGAGAGCGGTGCACACCTCGTGGCCGCTCTTCTTATTAAATACGGCTTGGGATACCCACGTTGGGGCGGAAACGTTCGTCCGCATTCGCAGATTGTGGCTACGGCTTGCCCTGGCGAGCTTGCACATTCACAGAACGCGCAATACATGAGCCGTGTTTGCTACTGGTACGAGGTTATGACAGGTGCACGATCCGTTGAGGAGCGCGGCTGGCATACCAACGGCAAGGGTTCTTGGTGGTATCAGACGGGCGCAACGTCCGACGATTACGCCACAGGCTGGCTCAAAGTCGGCGACGGCTGGTATTACTTCAACGAGTCCGGTTGGATGTTAACTGGTTGGGTATTCGCTTCTTGGAGTGACTCGGATAAGTATTGGTGGTACTTCGGCGAGGACGGCGCATTGCAGTTCGATAAGTGGCTTGAATACAACAACGGCTGGTATATGCTTCTCTCTGATGGTCGCATGGCGACAGGTTGGCAGGAGCGCGACGGTAAGCGTTATTACCTCGACGAGACAGGCCGCATGGCTACTGGTTGGCTAAAGCTGGATAACGACTGGTATTATCTACGCTCTGACGGCTCACGAGTTGAAGATTGCCTTTACGAAGTCGGAGCAGACAACATCTGCGCCTTCGACAAGGACGGCAAACTTCTCACGGGTGACATCACCGTAACCACGAATGACGATGGATACATCGCTGGAATTAAGTAATATTTACCCCTCCTGGCTTATGCTGGGAGGGGTATTTTTGTGTCCCAAGCGCGTCCTAAATAGCATTTTTACGCGTATCTTCTGAACCTTATCGCCAACAAAACTGCACTTAATACGCATATAAACAATGTAGATATTTAACTGCTACAATGAAAGAGACTATTCATATCTATTATTTTCGCAGGTAAACAGCTATATAGATATTATTTCAGTCCCAATTCGTCCCAATTATCTGCATATGGATGCGCTTCGTATGCAATAGCGATAGTCTTCGCGAGCATTTCCGCTTCTGGTTTATCGTAGTGAATCTCCGTGACGCTCGTGCCTTTGTGGCCCATCATTCGCTCAATCTTCTCGCGCTCAACGCCTAGCTCCCAGTGGGTGAATGTTTGCCACGAGTTACGTAGCCGGCTCACTGGACGATAGGGAACTCCGCCCACTTGTTTTACTAACGCTTTCCATACATGAAACAGGCGCTTCTGCGTCATTGGTTCTTCGTCTGTCCCTTGCAGTATCCATTCATCTTCAGACGCTTGTACAAGCTCATAGAGACGCGCTCCGAGAGGTCCTGGAACAACAGACGCGTGAACGCTTTGCGTGGTCTTTAGACGGCTAGAGAGGCCGTGACTCTGCGTCATCTGCCTAGTAATCGGAATGATGGCCACGGGAACACCATCAAACTCGACCAGCTCAATTTCATCGTTTCTAATGGCCAACGTTTCACCAACGCGTGCACCACCGAAGGCCGCCGCAATGAACCACGCCTCTAAGTATGTGCCACGGATAGATCCATAAAGCTTATGTAGTTCGTCAATCGTCCAGATACCATTCTCACGTTTTTGACCATTCTTTGGCATGTGGTAGGGGCGTCTAGCAATATCCGCGGAGCAGATGTCACGGAGCTCACACTCTGAATATATAAGTCTGAGAATAACTTTCGCGTTTCTCCCATGGGAAACAGTCATCTCGTCAAACCACGACTGAACAACCAACGGACGGACTGTATTGACGGGGTTCTTGTCGCGTCTATGATCTGTAAACACGAGACGCCAGGTGCGCTTGTATGCGTCTATGGTTGCCGCTGAGAGGTCGCCAGCTGCGATGCGCTCCTCCAAGCGTGGCAGCACCCACATATCCCATACTTGACCAAGCGTGGGCGCTGGTGCGTCTTCTGAGTGGTTGAGCCGAAGCTCGGCCAGTCTGTCGTATGCTTGGCGCTTAGTACCGCGTACCGTTTCAGACGCGCGACGATACCCTTTGGACGTCTCCGACCAATACCGGATGCGGTAGCGCTTATTTTTCTCGATTTCAGTTACGCTGCCCCAATTACTGCGCATCGCTTTTCGTGGCATAATATGTTCATTGCCTCCTTCGGTGGTGGCTTGCTCCCTGTTTGTCTTGGCGGACGCGGGGAGCTTTTTATTCCGTTTATTGACCAACAAAATTTTTTATTGGACAGTAACTATTCTTTATGTCCAACAAAATCTTTTAGGCTTTATACACTCCTCTTAAATCTTGAAGTCGAACGGTATGGAATACCACACCACCTCGCCGATGACCGTGATGGACTCAGTTCCTTCTACTGTCTTATCGTAGACCTGAGCGTGGAAGGTAGGGTCCTTAGAGTCTGGGATTAACTCAACACCATTCTCTAGTTGCTTGATGCGCTTGATGGTCGCATCGTACCCATTCACACAGACTGCGTACGCCGTTCCATCCACAACGGGGGACTTCTTCTCCGGATCTACTAGTGCATAACATCCATTTGGTAGAACGTTGTTCATGCTCTCACCATCGACGGTTAAGAAGAACGCGTTAGGATGACGGCGGCGGATTTCAGCCGGACAAAGTACAGTGGTCTCGACTACATCCATCTCTATTGGAACGCCAGCAGCGATATGGCCAAGAAGAGGAACCTCGACAAATCCGCCATTTCTTTTATTTAGATATTCGTCACGTTTGGCGCGTAAATCCTCGTAGTCATAGTCCGTTTCAAATCCTCTGACCGTGTAGTGAAGTCCGAGCGTGTTATATATCTTCTGGACGATTTCAAAGCCAGAGCCACTAATTCCGCGCGTTAAAACGTTATATACCGTGGTCGGCGGCAATCCAATGGACTCGGCGAATCTTTTAACACTGCCGTAGTCATCAATCATGAACTGACGGAGACACTCTTCAATAGTCATTATTACCCTCCTTGGTAATATCAATATACATAATTTACCCACAATAAAAATTTTTTGCAATATTCTCTTGCACTATTACCCAAACAGGTATATAAACTTATACAGTTACCCAATCGGGTAAATAGAGGAGGTGAAAACATGAACGGAAAGAAGCTGCGCGAGCTTCGTAGGGCAAGCGGAAAGACACTGCGCCAGATCTCTTACGAGAGCGGTGTAACCGAGCAGGCAATTTTGAACGCCGAGGTTAATCGTCATCTTCCACGCATCGACACTTTGCTCGCTATCTGCAAGGCAATCGGTTGCTCGGTCTCCGACGTCGTTGATGAAGACGTCGTGGCCAACCACTAAGCACCACTGCACTACTTGATTGTTGAACCTTGAAAGCTGAATAGCTAGATGTGACGTGAGACGGGGGAGCCGGTGACGCCCGCCATCTAGTAGACCTATACAAATCAACAAACAGAGAGGAGACACATGGAACGAATTGACGGAAAGAGACTCGAAGCAATTCGTAACTACAGAGGGATGTCTATTAGCGACATTACCAGAAAAACTGGCGTTTCTTATCAAACCATCGCCGATATAGAGACTGGATTTACAAAGGGGCCACAGTTTGTGACTCTTTCAAAAATCTGCCACGCGCTACGGTGCAGGGTGAACAACGTCATCGTTAACGAAAAGGAATAGGAGGTTACATGGCCATAACAACAGAGACGCCTGAGAAGTTAACGGTTTCAGTGGCTGAAGCTTCGATTATTTCAGGCTTTTCGCGCGTAGTAATTCGTACAGCCATCAAGCGCGGAGAGCTTAAAAGCCTTCTGCCACATGGCTACGTTCGCGGTCGCCGCATCAAGAAGGCTGAACTTCTTAAATGGATGCGCGAGATGGAGGTTTAAGAGTTGAAGGCAATAAAAAGTGCTCCCACGACTTTGCAGAGTCGTAGGAGCGGGTCAAACAAACCAGAGAGCGCGTTTGACCTCTCTATTTTAGCAGGTAAGGCAAAGAGGTTCATCCCGCAGCTGTTTGTGGCCATGAGCCTGTGTGGTGTCACGCCGCTCATCATCTTGTGGCTGATGTGGCACTTCGGCTTTGCTCCTGCGCTTTTAGTGGCGGTTCTATCAGCCGCAGTCATGATCCATTGGATTAACCAAACAGAACCAGAGAGCAGGTAGTACATGAGTGTAAAAATCGCATCGCTTGAGTTAGAAAACGTCAAGCGTATTCATGCCGTCGAGCTGGAACCAGCACAGGACGGTCTCACGGTCATCGGTGGCAAGAACGCCCAGGGCAAGACAAGCGTACTCGATGCCATCGCATGGGCGCTCGGTGGCGACAAGATGAAGCCTGCCGACCCCAATCGCAAAGGCGGAGCAACACCTGCAAGGCTGCGCGTTGAGCTGTCTAACGGCATCGTGGTTGAGCGTAAAGGCAAGAACGGCTCACTCCACGTCACCGACACGACAGGCAAGAAAGCCGGCCAGCAACTATTGAACGACTTTATCAGCCAGTTAGCGCTCAATATTCCGCGCTTTATGAATGGCTCAGACGCCGACAAAGCAACCGCGCTTCTGCAGACGCTCGGTATTGATGCGGAGCTCGCGAAGATTGACGGTTCAATCCGCGCTACCTTCCAAGACCGCCAGTTGGTAGGTCGAGACGCTAAGGCGAAACGCGCACACGCCGAGAAGCTTCCACACCACGGTGACGCACCCGCAGAGCCAGTAAGCGCTGCCAAGCTTATCCAGGAGCAGCAAGCAATCCTGGCGCGCAATGGCGAAAAGCTAAAGGCCAAGCAAGACGCGGAAGACACCGCAAAGAAAGCGGAGTTTGCACGCACGGCGGTAAGTGCCACCAATATGCGCGTGGCAGATCTAGAGCAGCAACTCACAGAAGCACGCGCTGAGTTGGCCAGACGCACGAAAGAAGCTGAAGAAGCCGAAGAGAAGGCGAAGGTTCTAGCACAGAGCACCGCCGAGCTGGTACTTGAAAGCACGGAAGAGATTGAGACGTCCATCGCCAACATCGAGACGACTAACAACAAGGTGCGCGACAACCAAGCAAAAGCAGAAGCGGACGCGGAAGCGCTTCGCGTAGAGCAGGAGTACGACGGTCTTACACAGAAGCTTGAAGACCTGCGCGCAAAGCGTCGCGGGCTACTTGACGGCGCACCACTGCCACTGCCGGAGCTATCTATTGATGACGAGGGCGCGCTCACCTACAAGGATCATACATGGGGTGACATGAGCGGAGCAGAGCAGTTGGTCGTGGCCACAGCCATTGTCCGCGCTACTAAGCCAGAGTGTGGCTTTGTTCTGGTTGATAAGCTTGAGCAGTTCGACACAGACGAGCTCAAGAAGTTCGGCGAGTGGGCGAAGGGCGAGGGGCTGCAGATTATCGGCACCCGAGTAGCCACAGACGACTCCTGCACCGTGGTAATCGTGGACGGCCGCATCGAGGGCCAAGACCTCGCAGAGCCAGCTCCGGAGAAGTCACATGCGCTTGATTGGAACGGCGACGCGGTTCAGCCAACCACAACCACACAGCCTACAACTCAACAGTGGAAGGGACTCTAATGGCACAGTTTAATGTTATTAGCGGTATACAGCGTACCGCCATTAAAACGCTGATTTACGGCCCCGAGGGCATTGGTAAGTCAACCCTTGCCGCGATGTGGCCAAACCCAATCTTCATCGACTTGGAAGGCGGAACAAACCAGCTTCCAGTTGTGCGACTTGAATCACCTTCCAGTTGGTCGATGCTTCGCGCGGAACTTACGGCCATCAAGAATCGCGAGGTTCCCTGCTCAACCGTTGTAATTGACACCATGGACGCAGCCGAGCGCATGTGCGCGGAGTACATTATGGCGCGCGATGGTAAGAAGAGTATTGAGGAATGGGGTTACGGTAAGGGGTATACCATCCTCCAAGAGGAGTTTGGCCGCTTACTCGACTACCTCACAGACACCGCGGCTTCAGGCATTAACGTTGTAGTCCTGGGACACTCAACCATGCGCAAGTTTGAGCGACCTGACGAGTCAGGCGCCTATGACCGCTTCGAGTTGAAACTCACGAAGCAAGTCTCGCCCATGGTCAAAGAGTGGGCGGATATGGTGCTCTTCTGCGATTACAAAACCTACGTCGAGACGAACAAGGCCGGCAAGGCTAAGGCAACAGGCGGAGCGCGTGTTATCCGTACCACGCACGCCCCCACGTGGGACGCAAAGAACCGCTTCGGACTGCCTGACGAGCTGCCACTGAAGCTGGGCGAATTGCCCGTGCAGCTGGGCGAGGTTATCCCCGACATGGTAGCAGAACAGACGGCGGCCGTTCCAGCGGCACCGGTGGCCACGGTAGCACCACAGACCGCGCCAGCCACACCGGTCGCACCAGCCGCGCCTGTACAGACTGAGCCGACCACTGCAACCACAACAACAACAACAACAACAACAAACGAATACAGCGCGCCAGATTACCCAGAGCGCATGAAGAAGCTTGTAGATCTGATGGTGGCCAACAAGGTTACAGACGCAGAGCTTCGAGATGCGGTTGGAAAGACGGGCAACTTCCCTGCGGAGTGCTCGCCTGTTGACTACCCAGAAGGCTTCGCGGATTACCTTGTGAGTGGCTGGGACACCGTCATGAACAAGTACATCCTGCCTGCGCGTGCTGTTGAAGTGGCAAAGAGCGCGCCTGTTCCATTCAATTAAATCGGTATTTATTAGCTAGAAAAAGGAGATAAAAATGGCTAATTCCAAAGGTTACGCAATCGGCTGGGACGACGAGATTATCGACCCAGGGGAGCCAGAGTTTGTTCTGCTCACGCCTGGCGTCTACGACTTTACCATCACGGGATTCGAGCGTGGCCACTTCGACGGAAGTGAGAAGATGGACGCCTGCTCCATGGCCAAGCTGACACTCAGGTGTTCCAATGGCGTACAGGAGACCACCGTATTTACTAACTTGTTCTTGTCCAGCGCGGTGGCTTTTAAGCTTTCCAAGTTTGCCAAGGCAATCGGAGACATGCCCGCGGGAAGTACCTCAGGCCAGAAGTTCCACGTTGACTGGAACAACATCATCGGCAAGAGCGGCAAGTGCAAGATTAAGACGCGCGTCTACAATGGCAGGGACTACAACGAAGTGGACGACTTCATCGTTCCAGATCCAGCAAACGCACCCGCAGCTGCACCCGTGCCAGCTCCAATGCCACAGACTGTACCACTGCCCAACTATTATGCTCAGCCACAACCACAGGCACAGCCAGTGTACGCACCACAGCCACAACAGGCCACTATTCCTGCCCAGAGTGTTGTACAACCTCAGCAGGTAGCGCCACAGCCTAGCCAGTACCAGGGGCTGTAATTATGGAGCTGAGACCCTATCAGGTCGAGGCGGTTGAGTCAGTATTCAGAGAGTGGGAGCAAGGTCGAAAGCGCACGTTGCTGGTTCAAGCAACTGGAACGGGTAAGACCATATGCTTCGCCGAGGTCGTCCGTCGTGTGGCATCACACGGCGGGCGTTCCCTTATCCTGGCGCACCGCGGTGAGCTCTTGGAGCAAGCCGCGACGAAGATTGAGCAAACGGCCAATCTGAAGTGTGCGCTGGAGAAGGCGGAGAATACAAGTCTCAACTCCTGGATGTCGGTCACGGTCGGTTCGGTTCAGACGCTCATGCGCGAGAGCCGGCTTTCTCAGTTCAGACCGGACGCCTTCGACTGTATTGTGGTTGACGAAGCTCACCACACACTGGCGGAAGGCTACACCCGCATCCTCGACCACTTTAATAACGCCAACGTTCTAGGCGTTACCGCAACCGCCGACAGAGCTGACCGCAAAGACCTCGGCGAAGTGTACGATTCCATCGCCTACGAGTACGACATGGCACACGCCATAAACGATGGTTATTTGTGTCCGATTGAAGCGGAGATGGTACCTCTACAGGTTGACCTGTCGAACGTGTCAGTAACGCATGGAGACTACCAAGCGGGACAGCTTGGAGACGCGCTAGAGCCTTATCTGGACGCCATCGCGGACGCTATGGTTACGCGCTGCCAGGACAGACGCACGGTGGTGTTTTTGCCACTCATTAGAACGGCCAAGAAGTTCACGGAGAAGCTTATCGAGCGCGGGCTCACGGCGTGTGAAGTGGATGGACAGAGCGAAGACCGCGAGGAGATTCTCTCGGACTTCAACCGCGGAAAGTACCAAGTACTCTGTAATTCCATGTTACTCACGGAAGGCTGGGACTGTCCCGCAGTGGACTGTATCGTGTGCCTTCGTCCGACCAAGAGCAGAAGTTTATACGTTCAGATGGTTGGCCGTGGCACTCGTCTCTCGCCTGAGACGGGCAAAGAGAAGCTTCTTCTGCTCGACTTCTTGTGGATGACCGGACGCCACAATCTCGTGCGCCCGGCGGCACTTTTCGCCACGTCTGATGAAGTGGCCAAGCGCATAACCGAGATGACGCAGGAAGCGGAAGGCGCTATAGATCTCCTAGACGCAGAACCAATCGCCGAGCAAGATGTGGCACTAGAGCGCGAGCTTGCAGTGGCGGCAGAGCTGGAACGCATGCGCAAACGCAAAGCGCAATTCGTGAATCCGCTGCAGTACGCGGTCAGTATTTGCGACTTAGATCTGCAGACCTTTGAGCCATCGTTTGCGTGGGAAGAAAACCCCGCTACAGATGCACAATCCAAACAGCTGGAGAAGCTTGGCATTGACCCGGCTGGCATGACACAGGGATATGCAGAGCTGGTGCTGAAGAAAGCACACGAGCGCATTGACGCTCACTTGGCCACGCCTAAGCAGGTGCGCATGTTGGAGCGTAAAGGCTTCCAGCATCCGGGACTTTGGACGTTTGAGCAAGCAAGCCACATGATGAGCCGCTTGGCCATGAACCGCTGGATTGTTCCGCGCGATATTAACCCTGCAACGTACGACCCAAACAAATAATTCCCTATTTTTCACAACCAAATAGAAAGGTTCAACCATGAAGAAGATTCTTCAGTGGTTGGCTGTTGCTGTCTTTGCGGTGCTGGTATTTGTACCAGCATTTGCACAAGCTCAGACGGTACCGACCACAATTACCAGCTTTAGAGTTACCGACAAAAACAAGCAGGACTTAACCGCTGCATTCACAAACCAAGACATCTACTTGACAGCGTCTTGGCAAGCGCAAGGCGAGGTTCACGAGGGCGACACGTTCTCGCTGGGTATCCCAGATATTCTCGACTTCCCAGCGACTAACGCTGCGAGTTTTAACATCTATGCGCCAGACGGCGGCGTTATGGCAACGGCGCAAGTAACACCCGGACGCGTCACGATCACTTACACGGCGTGGGTCGAAGGCAAGGACAACGTACAAGGTACGCTTTGGCTTGCTGCACACGTTAAGGGTGACGCAGCAGCAGGCACAACCACGCTAAGACTCATTGATGAAGCTACTGGACAGGTTGTCGAGACCAGCTTCGAGACACGTCACTACGGAACTATTGAACACGAGATTATCGCAAAATGGGGCGTCAAAACCGACCACGGCACGGTCGAATGGTCGGTGCGACTCAACCACGCAGCGGACAGCCTCACTAACGTTGTACTAGAGGACACCGCGCAGGAAGGTACGCGCATTATTCCTGGCTCGTTTAGGCTCTACCGCGTTCATATGGACGCATATGGCAACGCCGACCCCGCAAGCTGGGTGCGCATGAACGTTCCCGAGCCAACCATTAACGGCAGCGGCTTCACTTGGGACTTGAGCAGCGTGGACTTCCAAGGCAACCAATACTTCATGTACTACGAAACCGAAGGAACAGAGACGACCTCGAACTCTATCCAGCTAAAGAGCCGCGAGACCACGCAGGGCTCGCGTTATCAGTTTGTCAGCCAAGACAGCGGCGGAAACGGCAACGGCGACAATCGACCAACTGAGCCGGAGACTCCACCTACTCCAGAGCCAACACCAGAGCCTAATCCAGGACCACAGCCACAGCCTACTCCACAGGACGTAGACCCAGAACCACAGCCTAAGACTGAGACAGCAAAGCCAGTGAAGAAGGCTAAGAAGAAGGCTGTACTTCCCGCAACGGGAGATACCCAAAACGTTGCAGTTATTGCAGGTATCGGAGTTATCGCAATTATTGTCGCGATGGTAGCAAGCATGCCACTAAGGAGAGACTAATGGATCTTGAAGAAATCGGAATGTCTGCATTTGATGCTGAGCTTCTGAAGGCACTAACTAAGGACTTTTATAACATTGGCCGCGAAGAAGGCTTCGACGCAGGATTTACTGCGGCACTTTGCACCATTGTCTCAGTGGCCAAGAAGGAAAGCGTAGAGGACGCGCTGAAGTACGCGGAAGACTTCATCAACGGCCCACTCGCTAACGAAGAAGCAAAGACAAGAATCGACAAGTTCGCAGATCTGTTCGCAAATCTAGGACTAGGAGATGTATTGAAATGATGAACCTCGATGAATACACAGACAAGCTCGCGGAGCTTGCTGCAGAAAGTATCACGGACAGCGACCTTTATTTCCTAAAGGGTAAAAATGTGTACCTGTCTGGACCAATCACGGGTGTGAAGGGTTACAGATGTCCCTTTGTCTTTATGGAGAAAGTTCTGCATAAGGTAAGCGATGGCATGGTGTTCAATCCAGCCACAGAAATACCTTCAGACTCTCCATACGAGGCCGCCATGGCCACATGCTTACAGGCTCTATCGCTTAGAGTTAGAGACGGCGAAGACGAGCCTTATTATCCGATGTATGAGGTGATGATTCTTCTTCCTGGATGGACGAAGAGCAAAGGCGCGCAGATTGAAAACCGCGTGGCCGAGGCGTGTGGTATTGAGGTCGTCGACATGCCATCGAGCAAGGCATTCACGAAAATCATGCCTTTTTACCGTGCGCTTGTTGATGTGGTGAACAACTATGGGAAATAAAGACGACCACAAAGACCTTCTGGAGGCGCTTAGTTGGATAGACCCCTCCGAGCTTGACTATCAGCAGTGGGTGGACTGTGGTATGGCGCTTCATGAGTCCGGCTTTACGTGGCAGGACTGGGACGCGTGGAGCCGTATGGACATCTACCGCTACCACGAGGGCGAGTGCGAGCGTAAGTGGAAAAGCTTCGGACGCTCACCGTCACGCGTTAAAAGCGGAACCATTATCGCGTTCGCGCGTGCCCGTGGATGGTCGCCAGGAACGAAGAGTTACGCCATTGGATGGGACGATGAAATCATTGACCCAGGCGACGTTTCTGGCATTACACCAGACTGGGCAGACGAGGTTGACGTTGATGTTATGGACGGCGAGTGGGACCAAGCTAAAGACTTGACGGACTACCTGGCGGCGGTGTTTGAGGATTCCGATAACGTGTGCTATGTAAATGAGGTCTACGAAAAAGATGGGCGCTACATGCCTAAGCGTGGCCACTGGGACAGAAACGCAGGCGAGCTTCGAGAGGAGCTCGCAAAGTGCGGCGGAGACTTAGGCAAAGTGCTGGGCGACTGGAACCCGGAAGCGGGCGCATGGATCTGCTTTAATCCGGTAGACGGTAAGGGACGCTCCAACCAAAACATCACGGAGTTTAGATACGCGCTTGTTGAGTCTGACACACTGGAAGTGGAAAAGCAGCTTGGCATGATCCAGGCGATGAAGCTTCCGTGTGTAGCTGTGGTATCAAGCGGCAACAAGAGCGTTCACGCTATCGTCCACATTGACGCAGGCACCGATGAAAACTTGTATAGGAAGCGCGTGGAGAAGCTGTATCAGTTCTGCGCGCGTCGTAAGTTCTCGCCGGACATGGCCAACAAGAATCCCAGCCGTCTCTCACGTATGCCAGGAATCACCCGTGGCGAGAATCGTCAGAGACTTCTAAAGCTCAACATTGGATGCAAGGACTGGGACGAATGGGAGAAGTGGGCGGACGAGTCTGAAGACGATTTGCCAGACGAAGCCGATTGTTCAGACTGGGACGAGCCGGTGGAGTTGAACGCGCCGCTTATTGGTATCGAGGGCGCGGGACTTCTGCGCCAGGGCCAGAAGATGATTCTCACGGGCGACTCTAAGATGGGCAAATCCTACGCGCTCATTGACTTAGCCGAAGCGGTCTGTACGGGTAGTACGTGGCTGGGTATGCCATGTATCAAAGGACGCGTTTTATACGTAAACTTGGAGATTGAAGCGAATGAGTTTAGGCAGCGTCTCCACACGGTTTGGGATGCTCGCCATGGCGATAAACAGCCTGGCGCACTCGATGATTTAAAGACCAATTTTTATTCATGGAATTTGCGCGGTAAGGCTCGCCTTATGAAGGACTTAACGCCGATACTGATTCGTCGTGTTTTGGCGCATGGAGAGAAGGGTTTCTTCACCATGGTCATCGTTGACCCGGTCTATAAGGTCAACGGCGGAGACGATAACGACTCACGCATGGTGGCAGAGTTCACCAACGCCATCGACCGTATCACCGAGGAGTGCGGATGCGCTGTTGTTTATGCGCACCACCATCCAAAGGGTACAGCCGGCCAGAAGAAAGCAATGGACCGCATGAGTGGCTCTGGCGTTTATGCACGTGACGCGGACTCTATGTGTGACTTTACACCGCTGGAGATTCCGGAGGAGTTTCGCCGCACACGCTTGAATGATTGTCCGGCCTATCGCGTATCCATGACCACACGAAGCTTTCCAACGCCGCCAGAGCGCGACGTCATCTTCAAGTGGCCAAGGTTCTACGACGACCCAACAGGCATGCTCGCGAAGTTTGAGACGGAAGGCGCTGACCCATTCGCCAAGGGACGCGAGAGTAAGCTGGCGAAGAACCACCGCATCCAGAAGGAAGCGGCGGAGCTCATGCAGGACGCTTACGATGCGGCGGTGGCAGATGGTTGTGCGGACGATAACGGATACGTCACCCAAGAGGATTTGCTGGAGCGAATCGGCACGCGCATAGACCCGGAGGGGTACGAAGTGAAGCCGAATATTCGGAGCATTCAAAGGTGGGCGGACAGCGATTGGTGCGCCATCGAAAAGCGCAAAATTGAGGTTGAGGGCTCACGAGGTCGCACTCGCATGATGACGATGTACATCGACGCAGTTAAAGAAGCAGAAAGCGGCTTTTTGAATGACCCAAATGAGTAGTTGCCACCAAAAACGGCGCACCGCTTATATAGGTATATAAGCCGATTTTGGTGGTAATGGTGATTTTTTCGTATTCAATCCTTGGACAATACGCCCCTAGCACAGGGGTTTGGCGCCAAGGGCGCGCGGCCGACACACCATGTCCGCTCGGGCGCGCCACCCGCGGGGGGGGGGG